CGGGCAAAATCATACGCATCGCTCGGCTTAAATTCATACGGTGCATATCTCATTTGCCTGCCTCCATTTCAGTCCATTCTTCGTCAGACATTTCCGGTTCCTCATCTTTAGTCTCTCTAGCAATTTCTGCTTTTGGCTTTTCTACTCTATGTGCTTTATCCTTTGGTGCCAAATTCAAATAACTTTCAAACTTGGTACCAAACAATGTCTGTGGTCGCAGATACTGTTTCATCTTCTCGTTAAATTTCCATTTTTCACACATTGTATCTATCACTTTCTTGAAATCTTCCAGAGTAAATCCGTCTGCAAATCTCGCCTTGATAAATCTCTGCGTGCTACTGGAATCAGACTTAAACTTGGTATCTGCTTTTTCGTTCAAGTAAGAAATAACTTCCGCATACGGAATATTATCTTTCTTTCTTTTCTTCTCATTCTTATCTTCTTTTAATATTGTGTTCGTTATCTGATTGTCAACAGTTTGTATTCTGTTTGCATTCTGATTGTAATTCTCTTGGTACTCATTATACTTAACTACCGTAAATACGGTGTATTTACCATGGTTTCTGTTTGTAATCTCGCCTGTGCTTTTCAAATGCTTTACGGCGGTTCTGATTTCATTTTCCGTAAGTGATGTTGCTTTTGCCAAATCAGCGGTTGATGCTGGAAACGAACCTCTTGGAATCTCAACACCTTTATATCTTCCATCTTTCCAGTAGGCAGATAAAAGCATAAAGAGAAACAATCTCGATGTGTTAATATCTTGCCACCATTCCCATTCCAGCATTTTTCGGTCAATCTTAATGAAATTACCCATTGGAGTGCTGCACCCCCTTTTCTTCAAGTTCTGTTATTTGTAGGTTATTTCATTTGCGATCGGATTCTTTTCTGCTTTTTATCTACCCATTCATTTATCTGCTCGTTTGAGACATCATAGATTTCTTTTAATAGTTCAATTGAAATCAAAACGTCTGCCATTTCTTCCGCAAGGTGGTTTTTGTCTGATTTCCCACGCTTTTCCTTGCTGATTGCCTGGATAAGTTCCGCACATTCTTCCATGCAAACTGTAGACTGTGCGTCTTTTCCGTAGTAAACAATGCTATCCTTAATGATTTCGTTATCAATCTTAACCAAATCATTAACCGGTTCAATATAATTATATTTGCCTGCATAATACTCAATAAATGCGTCTAATGGGAAGTCAGAAAAAATACCCCAAGGTTCTCCGACGTCAGGCTTGTAAATATATCCAATTTCAGAACCGCCATAGCCATAAGTGTAGCAAGCAACTACTCTACTATTTTCTATAACTGCGAAATCTCTAGCTTCCAACTCGACAACATCCTCTAATAAAACACTATTTTGCGGTGGCTTGCCACCATATAATGCAATATAATTTTTATCTGCTGGATAAATTTCTACCACTTTTAAAAAATAGCCACTAGGATAGGAAAATCTTTGGGTAAATGTTGGATATCCTGCGTTTTCCAGCAAATTCATCAGAACATGGCATTGTTTTTCTGACTTGATATCTACTACAACATTTTCTTTTAACTCTTTTAATTTCATTAAATCATTCCTTTCTTTGATTTTATTGATCGATATTTAAGTTTTTAAACATTTCACACATAACATCTACAACGATGGAGTTTCCAAACTGCTTATAAAGTTGTGTGTTACTGTTTACTAATTCCATTTTTGAAACATCTTCATCAGATACACCCATTAACCTCCCACACTCTCTTGGTGTTAGTTTTCTAATGCGGTATTGGGTTTCAATTCTGTACAATTCCTGATTCTGTGCCATAATTGTAGGGAATACATTTCCACATTCCTGTACTCTGCCACATCTAGTGGCTCTATCAGGGAAACTTACATCTGCCATAACTACTCCTAAATCATGCTGTTCAGCTTTTACACACCTTGCAATTGGATGCATGCCTCGCTGAAAATCTGCTGTTACTCCGGTGTATATACTGCCTATTACTTCCATTCAATCACTCCATTCATAGATTGATTCCCAAAACCTTTATAATCCCTCGCTCTCAATGTTGTTGTAATATCAATTTGTTTATCTAATGTTGTTCCTTGGTCTTTCAACAACACAGTTTCCGACCGACCTCTGATTGGATATTCCTCTGTCTTGTCTTGCTGTGATACAGTTTGAAACAGCGCATTCTTTTGGTTTGAAGATTGTTCCGTCAACGCAAGTCTGCTCTGTGATCTCAGAATTGTGCTTTGGCAGCGTTCCGTTGTCAATAAGTTGCTTTATCAATTTATCAGCCTTTTCATTGTTTATGTAATACTTTTCATCGACATTTTCTTCAAGATAGTCTTTCAACTTCTTTTTGAGTGGTATAGGGTTCGGAAAATTATATGAATAATTACCCAAGAATGAAAACATAAAACATCTGTTTCTGTTCTGTGCCACTCCATAATTTTTAGCATTCAAATCTTGCCAATAATTTGCGTAGCCTAAACTCTCCAAGAACCCTAACCACTTGTTGAAATCATTGATGTTTTTCTTGCCATGTACCTGTGGTACATTTTCCATGAATAATATTTGTGGCAATTCTCCGTTACCATCTCTAATTTCTGTTAGTATTCTCTCAACTTCCCACAAAAGACCGGAACGTGTGCCACTACCTTTTTTCATTCCTGCCTGTTTACCTGCAACAGATAAATCTGTACAAGGAAATGAGTAAGTAAGTAAGTAAGTGAATGTTTCTGTGTCACAAATGTTTAAATCTTCTGCGTGAACCTTTGTTATGTCCATTGTAGGAAAATCTGTGCCATGCACCGCGTTATAACTAGCAATGGCATACTTATCAAATTCCACAACTTTGTAATGTTCAAATTTTGTTCCGATACGATTCAAAGCAATTGCTTGTGAACCATATCCGGCAAACAACTCAATTAAACGTATGGGCTTTGTTATAGAAATTGGATTTCTCGTAAAATCAAATAATGTCATTTGATCAAAACTCATTCTCATTCACCCACTTTCAATAACTCCATAAACTTCTTATACTGTTTCTGCGACACCTTATTGCCAGCCTTATCCTCTCTAATTTCGATTTTAAGGTGCTTTTCTGCGATATGGGATAATTCCCTTGCGAGGTTCTTTTTTCCTTGCTGTATGCCCTGCATATAGCCTTTAGGTGCTTTTCTTTCTCCGATAGAACCGCTTGCACGATTTTCTCCTTGACCGCCAAGGCTTACGTTCCTTAATTGATATCCAGTATCTGCATACAATTTGATGAAGTGCTTCTCTCTTTCATCAAGTTCGTTTTCTGGAAAATTAAGGAACTCCACTCTCCATCCATGAGGGTTCTTCTGCTCGTCATACAACTTGTGCTTACGCAAACTAAGGTCAATATGTTGCTCATACCCTGTCATATGGCTTGCTAATCTCGTAAGTATCTTTACCGCCTGTCCAATGTAGGCAAATCTGAATCCGTTTTCATCTTCCCGGAGAAAGAAGTAAATTCCGCTTTCATCGTTCAATTCTGGATTCAATTTCAACAATTTTTTCTTGTTTTCATTTTCAATTGCTTTTGCCCTTGCAATGTTCTGATATCTGCTCAAACTTATCACTTCCTAACTTTAAATTTACTCCCACCCATTTTCTTCTATTTACTTATTTCTTGACACATATATGTCAGATTTCAAGATACAGAATGGGCGAACACCGTTATTGTTGTAGCAAAGATAGTCGTTGATGTTGCCGGACGGCGAAACCGTGGCGATTGTTCTAGCATTATCATTTTTATCTGAACCCCAAGGCGTGCAAGTCCACCACCAATCATCCAAATCTTCATTTGGGATAAATTCATGGTATTTTCTGGCCTCATCGAACGTCATTGGACGAACCTTTGAAGTAAACCTTCCAAACTTGTTGTCTCCGCAAACGGAACGCAAATAACATATGTTTTCAACAATATTTTCTGATCCGACTTCTTTTTCAATGATTGGCAAAATCTTCTCTTCGATTTTGTCTCTCAGATCTGAAATAAGATAATTTCGTGTATCCGAATCAAATGCTACGTTTTCAAGCATAAAATCTTTAGATATAGCACTTGTCGCATCGAAATCTCTACCACCAATTCCATAAATTTGCTCCAAAACGATAAATTCATGTTCTCCAATCATAAATGTTTCGCCCGGTTTCAATTCTTTAAGTTGCACCTTTTTTTCTTTTTCTTCCGCTTCCAGTTTTGCGACCAGATTTCTAGCCATTTCCAATGTCGATTTACTCATTTTGTTTTCCCCCATTTCTTTTAATTAAAAGGTAATCCATCTTCGATTCCGTCTGGAATATTCATAAAATCATCATCTGCACCATTTGCCTGTGCCGGCTTATTCTGATTTTGTGTTTGATTGTTACTTTGTGCCGATTTTCTTTCTGCAAATTCAACTTCTTCTACCATAATCTGAACGGAATAAACCTTTTCTCCGTTTTTGTTGGTATAATTGTTGTTTTCAATTCTTCCAACAAGAGACATTCTGCTGCCCTGCCGAAAATACTTCTCGACAAATTCAGCGGTTTTACCAAATGCGGTACAGTTCAAGAAGTCAGCGCTTGTTTCTCCGTCTTTGGCAAATCTACGGTTTACCGCAAGGGAAAATCTAGCAACCGCCATCTGTTTTTCCCCTTGTGAATATCTGATTTCCGGGTCTCTTGTAAGATTTCCAAGCAAAATTACTTTATTCATTGTCAGATTCCTCGCTTTCTTTTTCCTGTTTTCTTTTAAGAATTTCCAATACTTCTTCCGCAATTTGTTTTTCAGATTTAAAAACATTTTCAGCACAACGTCTCATTAGTTTTTCTGCGGTTTCCTCGCCAATTTGCGCTTTCATAGATTTATAAATCGCATTTCCAATGAAAGTCCATTGTGCTATTAAATCATTTTGGTTTCCTTTAATTACCACTTTTTTCTTATCAAATTTAATCATTTCAATCTTCCTTTCCTAAAATTTATTTTCTGTCTTAATATCCGCCGGATTTTTTCATAACCTTTTTAAATTCTTTGGTAGAAATTCCATATATTTCTATGTATTCATAGTAATAACTGTGCAAAACAACTATGCCATCCTGATTATAAATAATCTCTCTTTCATCACCTGAAAGAGATGGAGAATTAAACATCTGTATTCCGTGTTTAAATTCATTTTTCAAAAACTTAATTAGTTTTTTTATTCTTTTTTCTGTTTTCAAAACGGACATTCATCTCCTTTCTTTAAAATCCATTCTTTGTTAGGCTCTGCAACGTCCACATTTGCCGATTTAAGAACCGATTTAACCTCTTGCATACATTCTTTGGGGTCTGCCGATTCTTTGCTCATATGGCACAGTATGACGTTCTGCAATGTGCTTGAATTATTTGCGGTTACAAAATCTTTGACTGTTTCCAGTTCCATGTGCCCTCGAAAAACGTGTTCTCGTTTTCCTGCCACTTTGCTTAGGTACTTCTTTTGGTAATTGCACGAAACCAAAATGTGATTTAAGTTTCTAAATCTCCACTTGACAAATTCCGTGTCGGTCACGTAAAGCAAGTTACCCATTTCTGGATGGCTGATAATGAATCCGTAACACGGACACTCGCTACCATCCGTGTTTGTGTGGCAAAACTTTCCATCCTTATCTTGCATAGGCACCGTAGAAATAAGAAATGGTGCTTTCTTGAAATTCATTACCTTGTAGCACTTTTCGTACGGCTTATAAACCTCAATTCCAATCTCTTCAAGTTCTTTTGCCGACTTGCTATGGTCTTTGTGGTGGTGGGTAACAATGCACCCATCCACACACCGCAAATCGTAATTCAATCCTTTTTTTATCTCACGGATTGAAAGACCACAATCAAGGATAAGGGTTTTGCCATTGCTATCAGTCAAAAGATAGCAATTTCCGCTACTACCGCTACCAAGGCATTTCAAAATCATTCCTGCACCTCGATTTCTTCATCCTGCGGGAACTGAAAAATAATATTTCTATGGCAAATTCTATCCTCAAATTCTACGGTTTCATTTATCCATGCTTTTCTTACCATTTCCATAACCTTAATTGCCTTTGCTTCGCTTGAATAAGAAGCAATTTTAAAATCTTCAGAAATTCCAGATTCAACTCCAATAAGGTTTTTATTCAGCCAGTAAATACCATCACTATACCGCTGAATTACTACTTGATCGTATGGAACATCAAATGTTCCGTCTTGGCTTATCAGTCTCATTCTTCGTCCTCCATAAATTCCGGTTCAACTGCTGCCGATTCAAAATCTTCTGAATTAGCACCGTTAGAAATCTCCTTTTCGACTTGCTCCTGCATCGTTTCCAACGGATATTCTTTAAAATCTCCGTCAATAATTTCTTCTTTGGTATAAAGTCCCATTGTAAGTTCCGGACAGTTCAATCTTGCAAAAAATGATGCGGCTCGATATCGCAACATCAACTGTGGCATCGTCTTCCACTTTGAACCGTTTTTCTTTGTCCACCCCTCGGCATCTGCCATATCCATGTCAACTACCATGCCGTCAATTCTTCTTCCTGCTTTCATCGTCCAACACTGGCAAGAAAAAGGCTTACCGTTTTTCTGCTTTTCATCGTACTGCAATTCGATATCATAATTTCCGCTATTGTTTACCTGCGCAATCAAAAACTGTGCGCTCCAGCAAGGCTTTCCTTGGATGGGATAAAGATTCTGCATTACCATCATTGGGCTTACTTTCATTCTTTGCGCCTGCTCAATAGCAATCAAACAGTTTGACGAATTGTTCTGGTATATCGCTGGAACAATAGTCGATGCTGACAATGCCTTTGCCATCTGCATCGCCATAACAAAATTGTCCGATGTTCCAAAAATACCAAGACTATAATCCGTTACCTTGTTGTTATGTGCCGCTACTTCCTTTTTTTCTTCCTGTACAACTACTTCATTCTTCTCTGCCATGTTTTCTACCTCTCTTCCTTTACATATTTAATAATTCCAACCTTTTCTCCATCTGGAATCTCATCGCAATCTCTTATCCTTATAAGCATTTCCTTATCTACAAAAGGTGAATACCCTATAGGGAAACAACAACCAAGCTGGTCTTCGACAATCGGAACCTCTGGAGATGCGCTTCCATCTTTAGCACGAATGATAACAGTATCTCCGACCTTTAACGGTCTTCCGTAGCAATCGACAAGGTTTGTTTGTTTTCCAATAGTTCCATAATTGACTTTAAAAACCTTCGTACATTCAAGATGTGGCTTAAATTCATTTTTTTTAAGAAATTTTAAGCCAGGTTCTCCGACCAAGCAGCACATCTCCCGATTGGTGTCATCTTGAATTACTATTCCTTTGTAATCATAAAACTCAAGGTCTCCAATTGCGACAATTCTTCCAGTTAATCCATTTGGAGGAAGAGATCCATAAGTATATCGAGTTGCAGTTTTTAAAGCAATTTTATTTTCGATAAAGAAATACTCATTACTTGTAAACGAATATCCATTATCAATAACCTCTACAATATCTCCAACCTTAAATCCCATAATCATTCCTCGCTTTCTCTTAAAATTTCTAATTCACGTTCTGCTCTTTCAAGATGCTCTTTAGCACCATTTACTTTTGCCTCTGCCGCATTAACGAAAATTTTCTTGGCATATTCAAAATTTGGCTCCGTAAGGATAACGTTATCCCTCAAAAGTTTTCCGATGTCATCCTTTCTTATTCTGGAAACAAAATTTGGAAACACACCACTAACAGATTGATAGGTTTTCTGTTTTTCCTCTGCCTCGCAAACGGTAACTACAACACCCAATTTGTTACAATAACCATTTATTGTGTTTGCCGTGTAAAAATACAGTTTCATATCACACCTCCTTGATTTCCAGTTCCGCATTGTTTGATACTGCCAACATAATCAACTGGCTTTCCACCATTTCAGCGACTTTTTTCTGATTTTCCTCGTCCAATGATTCCAAATCATCCAACCAAATCGGACAATTTATACCGCTGATTTTTTGAATCGAACGACAGATATCTACTCTGCCAAGGATTCTGTTTCCCTTGTTGGACATCGTTGTCAAAATAGACTTGCCGTCAATCATCGGAACGCAAACGGATTTATAATTTCCGTTCTTGGCGGTTTCGAACAACTGCCAATTGACAATTCCAAACTTAGAATTGATTTCTTCCGATAATTCCTCGTTTTTGGCTTTCTCCAGTTCTTTCAGCAAATCCAAGATTTTCTCTGCATCTGCCTTTTCCTGTTCTTTGTCAAATTTGGACTTTTTCAATTCTTCCAACCGTATTTCGTCTGATTCCGTATTAGCAGCAGAAATTTTTCTATCCACTTCTGCCAATTCAGAACGGATTCGTTCTTCTTCTGTTTTTAATTCCGTTTTGATGTCTTTGAGATCCTGCATCTTCTTCATCGAATCTTCTCGATCAGCAATTTTTGATTCAATCTCTTTGTATTTGTCCGACTGCTTGACATCAATTGGCTTGATAGATTCCAATTCTTTCTCAACTGAATCGTATTCAGCAGTCAATTTTTCCGATTCCTCATTTTTCTTTTGAATATTTTCCTCAATGTTTTTCAAGAGGATTTTTGAATCGTCAATTGCTTTCTTTAAGGCATTCCCTCTTTCCACAATCTGTTTCAATTCATCCGCTTTGTGGCTTTCAAATTCTGCCCGCATTTCCTCTTTTTTTTCTTCCGGGTATTCTTGACCGCAATAAGAACAAGCAAGGCTTGATTCGTCAAATTTCCGCTCATTTGCAATCTTCCATAACGTTGCCTGCTCG